AATTGGGGTTTGTCGTCTCTATGGTGACCCCAATCATCAAGGCAACCAAGGGTTCAGAGACTATGTCTTTTTACACTGATTCAGCTTTCCGAAACTGGTATGGTTCTGGGAAGGCTGGGTGGAAAATCAAGTACTACAAGGGTTTGGGTACCTCAACATCTGTGGAAGCGAGGGAATACTTCAAGAAGATTCAGGATCTCACAGTCAAGTTTGACGTGGATGTGATGACGGACACGTCGATCGTTCTCGCATTTGACAAGAAGATGGCCGATTCACGGAAGACCTGGCTCCTTGACAGCACAGCCAAGGAGGCTTCGGAACTTGAGGTTCCCTATGGAAATGTGAAGCAACTTGACATCACAGACTTTGTTCACAAGGATCTGGTGAACTTCAGTCTCGCAGACCTGAAGCGATCAATCGCCCACGTGGCTGATGGTCTCAAACCCTCGCAGCGGAAGGTTATGTATTCCTGTTTCCAGAAGAACCTCAAGGATGAGATGAAGGTAGCACAGTTGGCGGCCTATGTGGCTGAAAAGAGTGCCTACCACCACGGTGAAGTCTCCCTCGCAGATACAATCGTCAAGTTGGCGAATGATTACACGGGGTCCAATAACATCAACCTCCTTGAACCATGTGGTCAGTTTGGAACTAGACTGATGGGTGGGAAAGATGCGTCTCAAACGAGGTATATCTTTACCAAGTTGACCAAGGAGGCCCGAAAACTCTTCGATCCTAAAGACGATGCAATTCTCAACTACCTTGACGACGATGGACGCTCCATCGAACCAGACTTTTACATGCCCACTTTACCTATGGTTTTGGTGAATGGTACGGAGGGTATCGGTACGGGTTTCAGTTGTTACGTACCACCATTCAATCCTGAAGATATCAAGGAAAATATCAAGAGAACTTTGGAGGGTGAAGATCTTATTGAAATGAAGCCATGGTTTAAGGGTTTCAAGGGGCACGTCTACAAGGATGACACCGGTCTCTGGATCACGGAGGGTGTATACAAAGACACGGGTTCCAGACTCAAAGTCACAGAACTCCCACCCGGGCGATGGACCCAAGACTACAAGGAATACCTGGACACACTCGTGGAAAAGAAGATTATCAATAGCTACACGAACAACAGCACTACGGAGGATGTGGATTTTGAGATTTTTGGCTACACTGGAAAGGACTTGGTGAAGGACCTCAAGATGAAGAAGACATTCCACACATCGAACATGCACCTCTTCCACCCAACTCGGGGCATCCACAAGTATGCGAATGCTGAAGAGATTCTCCGGGACTTTGTGGAACTCCGATTGGAACACTACAAGAAGCGAAAAGCACATCTTGTAGATGTGTTACAGAAGAGGGCTGCGATGTGCGGACACAAATCAAAGTTTGTGTCTATGGTCATAGAGGGAAAATTGGTAGTCTTCAAAAAAAAGAAAAGAGACCTCGAGTCCGAAATGTCGCAAACGTTCCCGAAAATTGAGGGAAACTACGACTATCTCCTCAACATCAAAACGGTGCAATACACAGAAGAGTCTGTAGAATCCCTAATCAAAGAGGCTAAGCAGGCTAATGAAGATTTGGAACGTATAATGAAAATGAGTCATATCACAATGTGGAAAATGGATATTAAAAATATGTAAATACTAGTAAGTATGGGTGAAGCCGCTAAGATTTCCCTTAATGCTATTGGAAAACAGGACACCCACCTGCTTTCCAAAGACCCAGAAGAATCTTTCTTTAACTACGAAGCCCCACCAAGACACTCAGAGTTTCGAAAATATCATAGAAGTCATCAAGTTGTAAATAAAGGACAAATAGCTGGATGGCCGTTCGGAGAAACTATTAAAGTTCAATTCAACCCAACCAATATGGGTGATTTATTGAGCAATATGTGGTTGAGTATCACGATGCCCGCGCTAAGTTCGGGTGAAAATTACGCAGATCAATTGGGTAGACACTTACTCAAAAGTGTGACTATGTTTGTTGATGAATTGGAATTAGAAAAAATATATGACGATTGGGGAATTATATATGATGAACTGTATTTAGAAATGTCAGAGAAAGTTGCAAACAGATTTCTTGTAAACAGAAACATAGGATATGATAAAACCCCTGAAGTGCCAAATCCCATGGTCGCACAAAGTAAAACCGATCTAGTTATACCCCTCCATTTTTTCTTTTCAAGGAAATTTTCCAGTGATGAATATTCATCAAACAAACCAAATAGACCATACTTCCCCGTGTGTTCTGCATACAAACAAAAACTTACATTTGAACTCGAATTCCACAAGGAATCATTCTTCTCAAACACAGCCCTAAATTTAGAAATATCTTCATTTGACCTCATAACCGAAGAGATTACAGTCAGTGCGGAAGAAAAAAACTTTTTATTAAAAGAGAAACAAACTTTAATTACAGATCTAGTCAGAAAACACCCAACTACAGTAAGTGTCGTTGGTGAAGATACAATTAAAACGAATCTCGTACCCAACATTCCAGTCAAATGTTTACATTGGTTTCTCAGGAATACGTCATTTGAGGATGAAAATGTATCAACTAATGCATGGGGTTTTACTGCATCAAATGCTGAAACGTATGCGTATCAGAATAGATTCAATTTTTCATCTAACGCAGCCTTCATACACCAAGAATCGATTTTTAACCCTATAATGGAATCTACAACACTCTCACTAAATGGATTTAAACTACCAAATCTCTTAGACACCGGGCATACATATTATAAATATCTCGTCCCATCAAGAAATCGATTAGCTAGACCTTACAGGAATATATATACGTATAGTTTCTCGATGAATCCGATCAATGTGGAACCATCGGGAAACTTTGATTTCAGTGAAATTAAATCTGATAAAACCTCTATAGAAGTAAAGTTGGACACAGCCCCTATAAACCCTGTGTATAGACAAGCCGTCGATGTGTCTTCGAATACATATTCCCTAAATATGTATTACACCGGGTATCAAACTTTTACATTCGAAGGTGGATTTATGTCGATTGCTTATTAAATAAAAAACCGCGATTATCGTTAATGTAATCGATTATGTTGTTTTTGATACACCATTTGATGAAATTTAACTGAGCAAGTGTCGTTTGGATTTCATGAGATGTTCCTGGGACTACATAGGGGAATTTTGTAGATCGACAAAATGGATCGAATAATTTTTTACTATACCCATCTAAGCTTGACTTATAAGCGCAATGAACGGTGAACAACTTACCATCGTTGGTCGTGTATGTCGTGTTATGTTTTTTTGCATAATTTGTGATAAACCACTCCAAATTACGAAGAGATATTCCCGTCGTCTTATCTAGAATGTTCAATAGTTTAGTTTTATTCTTGTCTTCGTTGTAAAATGTATTTATAGATGTTAGTAGAATATCTGATTTACTCATTGTTAAGTATACTTTTCAAATCTATAAGCCTGTTAGATATATTACAGGCTGGACAAGATTTAAGAAACATTATGTCATTCCCATGTGTGTGTACTGGTTCGCTGGTTAGAACTCGTTGCCTTATTTTTTCACCCTGTTCTTTGTGATGTCTACAATATCCATTGTGAATGCCCTTAAACATACACCTTCGTCCATCACTTTTTTGTCCCTTACACAAAGTAACTGAACATATCTCTGGAAGATCCCTTAATAAAATGTTGAGGGATATTCCGTGCTTTTTTGAAATTGTCTCCGCATATTCATTAAATAGTGTGTTCATTCTCTCATTCAGTTCTTCTTCTATCAGTTCAACGATTTTATCTGGAATACTCATTTCTTATAATATTATAGCTCGAAGTTTTTAAATATGTCTTCAACACTAACACTTTTTTTAATTCTATGTTCTTTAATACGTTCTCGTAAATCCGATACTTTACCAGTGTCATCCAAATTTAATTTTTTACATTCCTCAATCAATTCCTGTTTTTTCATACCAGTCAACGAGGGTTCCTTTTTCTTCTTCGGTGGTTTGTGTTGATCAATGATTTCACCAAAAATTTCCTGTTTGGTGTTTTCAAATAAGGGTTCGAGTAAATCACACACAGGATTTAAAAATTTGTTTTGGAAATAATAGTGATAATCCACTGGGATATCATGTTCTTCAACAAACTTCGGATCCTCTGATTTTTCGAAAGCTCTAGCTTTTGGATCTCCCGTCTTTGTGAGTAAATAGGGAACACGATCACCAGATTGCGGTTCCGAACCCGGTTTACGTTCTCGCATCTTTACTACAACCTGAACATGTGCCTGGTTAATGTTCACACTTTCCGGACTCGTAATAGAGACATTTTTACCATCAACTTTATATGTGTCCGATAGTGATTGACTCAAAATCAATTTTTCGTGGGGAACATCACCCGAAAGAAGTTCAATAGCTCGCTCCTTTGCAAGTTCTCTGGGTGGACCGGGATCACTTGATGTGAGAACTACATCCAATAGTTCTTTACACACTTCCCTCACATGAGGTGTATTGTCTCTACGAACAACTTGGAGACCTTTGATGTCTATATAGTCCATATGCATTTGATCATCTTTTCCCTTCGTCCACAATTTGGCGGCGTATCTCTTTTTAGAGTATAGAAAATAAGGCCAATATACCTTTTCTAACTCCAAATTATTTGGCTTCTTGAATAGAGCACTACATTCTTCCGCGGCGCGTTCTCCAACTTCCCAGCTGTATTTAACCGCATCCACCCCCTTACGATCACCCACATCGAACTCAACCATCACCGAATCAGTGTCTCCGTATCTCACCTTTGCGCCTGGGAAGTTCTCTTCTACATATTTTTTCGTCTCGTCAATCATACCTCGACCCCGACACGTTGTAGTAGAAGCAATTGGAACACATGGTAAAATACCCTTACCAGCCCCCGTAAAACCGTAAACGGAGTTCAT